GACGACACAGTTATATATACATCAAATCTTAATACCGGTAAACAATATAAATTTGATAATAGTGAATGGATACTAGCATTTGACGGCGAATATCCAAACGGTACATGGAGACTGGCATACTAAAATAAGTATTAGTATGAAAACAACTAAAATTAATTGCAGCGGTGCAATTGTCTATTCCCTCAATACTAAAAGATTTTTGTTCTTACATAGAGCAAGAGGCCGGTCTGGAAATTTATGGGGACTAGTAGGCGGCACTAACGAAGATTTTGAAACTCCGTGGGAAGGGTTAACACGAGAAATTTTTGAGGAGATTGGAGAAATTTCCATTAAGAAAACAATGCCGTTAGAAACCTTTGTTAGTAATGATAGCCGGTTTCACTTTCATACGTACTTGTGTGTTATTAATGAAGAATTTATTCCAGTTCTAAATGAAGAGCACAACGGATATGCCTGGGTAGAATTTGGCAATTGGCCAAAGCCACTGCACCACGGATTAAAAAATACATTACAAAATAAAATAAACTTAAATAAATTAGAAACAGTATTTAAGGTTATAGATTTAATTGAGGTAGACTAATGTCAGATAACAATATTAATAAAACAGATTATGGCTATGATATTACATGGATCGAAACTGAATTTTATACATCTAAGATAAGGGTGTTTGAAAAAGCAAATAGTAAGACACCTATTGGGTTCCATAAAAACACTACTAAGTCTTGGTTTATAAATGCAGGAACATTTAATATTAGATGGATTGATACTAAAACTGGGGAACTATTTGAAAGAGAATTAAGCCAGGGCATAGTATTCCATGTGCCTGCACTAATGCCCTGTGGTTTAGAATCACTTAGTGAAAATAGTTCACTATCAGAAACTAGCAATATTAACGATCCAGAAGACTTTTATAAATTGTCGTCATAAAAAAAGCTCCATAAAGGAGCTTTTTTAGTGTTAACCTAATTTACCTTCAGGGGTAAATGTGTGCAGTGCGCCTACTTGAGTTTCATCACCTGGAAACCCATTTGGCGTTTCTGGATCTTCTGCAAGTCTTTCCTTAGCTTCAATCTCTGCATCATCTTGTGTGATTTCATAAGCAATTTCAACTACTTCGGCTCCGTCAAACTGAGCTGCAAATGCTTCGGCTCTTTCTCGTACTACGAATTTTCTAACTTCTTCGTATCCGTCGCCGTCTGGATCCCATGTGTGCCAGACTTTAACAGTCGGGTGATCAGGGTGTGGTTTTTTAATTGTAAAAGGCATTATTTGTGTCTCCTTAAAGTATTTATATATACTGCCAAAATTATAACTGCTCTACAAAGTCAGCTAAAGAATCAAAAACATACGCTTTTCGCTTAATGTCTTTATATGTAAACTTATTTAGCTGTTGTTCAGTCTCGAGCCCGTATCCGGTTCTTACTAAGACTGGTCTTGCTCCTATTTTAATAGCAGCCTTTAGATCACTTAATTTATCACCAACATAAAACCCTTGGTTAAATTTAATATGTTTAAATTCATCCTGGCATCGCTTAAACATGCCTATATTAGGTTTTGCGTAGTAATCTTTTTTATTACTGCTTTCGCTGTAATAGATAGCATCGATACTTGAACATCCGGCTGTTCCTAATAAATCAAGCATGTGATTATGAATACTATCTACATCGTCAGAGGTCATCAACCCCTTTTCAATTCCGCCTTGATTAGTAATGATAACAATACTATGTCCTTTACGCCGTAATTCAGCAATTGCTTCTAAGCTGCCCGGTATTGGTTCAAAACTAGATGGTCGTGTTACATATGTTCCTAGGTCTCGATTAATGACGCCATCGCGATCAATTCCAATTACACACTGACTACCCGGTGGCGCACCTGATGTAACAATTCTATGTTTATTTGTCATAGGTATACCATCCTGTAATAATATACTTGCTGCCTTTATATAAAGGATTTCCTCTATGCGGATATACAAAGTTAGTAGGAAATATAACTAGTTTTCCTACCTCTGGTTTAATCTTTTTACCTTGATATAAAAATTCTGTTTCGCCGCCTTCTTCAACATCATTTAAATATAACATATAATTTACTACCCGAGTACTTGACCCGATATCAGCACTTTCTTGATGCCAGGTATGATACCCCTGGTGTGGATTATTACGCTGCACACTCATACCTTTTGCACTATGCTGTTCACTATTTTTAAGCATACTATATTTTTCCATATATTCTGTTGTATATACTTCATGTAGCTTTTTGTAAAAGTAATTACACAACGAAAAATCATAATGATATTGGCCTTGAGTATGTGCCCAATCAAAAACTAACCGTTCGTCTTGATTTTTAATAATGTTGTCTTGTTTGTAAGTTACGTCTCGTTCAGACATTACTTCAAAGTGGCGAATTATTTCATCACAAAATTCTTTTTCGTATATATTTTTATATTCTTCTATTCCGTCATAATTTATGGTCATGTGTGTTCTCTCTTATATAAGGTATATATTTTTCTGCGATTAATTTATGTACATGGTAGTTGTAATGTTCTGAATCAACTTTTTCAGTTTCTAGATGTGATCCTAGAAAACTAATAGCATCAGTATTTGCAATAGTTGTCTGTTTTAGATTTGTATAAAACCCATTCAATTCTTTTGGTATAAAACATCTGTTGTTAATATTCCATAAGTAAACTGGAATTTGTTTATCGTTGCATAGCATATCAATAAACGTCATATCTTTCATATAATCTTGTTGTTCTAAATGAGTCTGATTATAATGCCACATCTGAATATATGCCTTTGAACTTCTCCGAATATCAGGTTCGCTACGAAATGGAATAGTGTCTTTGATGTAAGGCATTTTATCATAATCATCAACTTCTGGTTTAAGATATTGTTCTAAATATTTTCCTTGCTGTGATAGGCCCAAACTATAGTGTTGTACATTTTCATGCATCTTAGGTTCTTTCTCAATAAAAAAGTCTAAAGGAAATATCTCTTGCTCGTTTAAGTCTGGATTAATAGCTACTGGAAATCTACCCCAATATGTTGACTGTACAAACACTTCGTCAATGTCATTGTGATTCTTTAATGCATAGGCTAAAAAATTAGGAAACACTCTATTTCCGCAGCCAGCACTTGCCATTACTATTACTTCCTTGTTATTTATTTGAGAATAAATTTCTGCATAGTTATTTTCTTGCCAAGTGTTTGTTGGAGTATTTAAATTAAAATCATTATATCCCATACTATGGCTACAACCTATAAACAATGTTTTACCCATTATATTCTACTTCATAGTCAAACACTAGCACTCTTCGGTTGTTGATAGTCGGATACACACCGTGCCAAATTCTAGCATCCATTACTATTAATTTACCCGGAGCGCCGTGCCATAAATTTGTGTAATTATCTCCATGCTCGTCTGCTAATACAGCATAAAGTGCGCCTTCATCATTGTCGCCGTTACTAGGTTCATCAAAGTATACTACGGCAGTTGCGCCAGTATTGCCATGATTATGACAGTGAAGTCCAGACCATCCACCTGGATTATATTGTATACTCCAGGTGGTTAAGTGATTATTAATTTTACATAAAACGTTTGCATTAGCTAACATAGCATTTGTAGTTGACATTATCTCATCAGCTAACTCTTTAGTTTCTACTATAGAATGTCCTTGTTGATGGCCATTTACTGTTGATGTAGCAGCACTGCCGTCAGGCTGAGTAATATTAAATAATTTTTCATAATTTGAATAACATTCAACAGATGTTTCTGCAATCCATCTTCCATTTAATAAATAAAAATTATCTTCAAGCATCTTGACTATTACCTTTGCCAACTCGATAATTATCCTCAACACTATCAGGTGTACTAACTTCTAATAATGTGCCTTCTTCTATACATATTACTTGATGCGGGAACATTGGAGGATTGTGCCAGGTGTCGCCAATTAATAGTTCCTGGCTACCGGTTGATGCATCTTTAGTGTTAATCCAATGCACTTCAAACTTGCCACTTAGCACATGCCAAGTTTCATCTTTTTCTTTGTGCATATGCATACTAAACTTTGCGCCTTGATTAAAGTTTAAAAGCTTGCCACAATATAAGTCATTAGTAGCAAAAATTGTTTCGCTACCCCATCCCTTTTCTACTTCGCCAGTAAGACGTGTCATTCGTAACCTTTTCCTGGCTTTTGATCTGAATTAAAAAAGAAAACTTGTGTCAGTCTACCTGTTTCTGGAGTTGTTCCAAATCCAGGTAACATACTACTGTGTAGCATATCTCCTCGATATAATACTAGTCGATTATAAACATTGCCTAACGCTGTTACTAAGTCGAAGCCGTCACTGCCGTCGGTAGATTCTTGATACAATCCGGTGCCGGAGTCTAAAGGAGCATCTGGTGTTAGATATAACACTCCGGCCCAGTTTGATGTATCTTTGTGTACCCAAGTGTCTGCACCTTCATAACATAATTGAAAGGAAAAACTATCTAGGACCCAAGCGTCAATATCGATACCTAATATAGCTGAAATTTTAGTATTTATATACTGCTGATAATCAGCATCACATGCCATTGACCGAGTTCCGGGAAAGCCGCCTGTTATAAAAAAATCTAATTTAAGTGCTTGTTCTCGTACTAGATCTGGATTTGGTAGAAAATTGTCTACAACAACTGTGTTAACGTCCATTAATAAATTCCTCCGGAGTAGTAAAATTAATATTTACAACAGTACTTAATCTTTTTATGTCTGCACAAGTATATTCTTGATACTGCCCATTAAGTGCTTCAGGCATTGGTATGTATTCAATCTTAGCATTAAACTTTTTTGCAACTATATCTGCAATAGTCTGAAAGCTAGTTGCTACACCTGTTCCAATATTAAATATACCAGTTTCGGGCGAAGTTAGCATATAACGATGTATGTTACAGCAGTCGCCTACATATACAAAGTCTCGTTTGTATTTGTCACTATCTTCAAATAGTTTAATAGTGCCAGTCTTTGCTTGTTTAAAAAACTTAGTTATAGGGCTTGCTTGATCACCTTTATGATCTTCGTGGGGTCCGTAGACATTAAAATATCGAAACCCTTGAACTATGATATTATGTGTCTGCTGCATTACCCAGCGATCAAACAAATACTTACTAGTTGCATAATAACTTTGAGGTTGTTTAGGTGCATCTTCGTTAAAATTGATATTAGTCCCGTATACACTTGCGCTACTTGCATACTGTAGATTTACACCTTTAGTATTGCACTCATTAAATAACCATTTTGAAAATTCATAGTTTTGTAACATTACTTTATCAATATCAAGTTCTGTAGTTGCACTAATTGCACCTAAATGTATTACCCAATCGTATCCAGTAACATCAGGTTGTGAATCTAAATTCCATTCATACCCAAATAACTCATGGTCTTTATCAAGAAACGGTGCTAGATTTTTGCCTATAAATCCTTCATGCCCTGTAATTAATATTTTCATTTGCTTGCCTCAATAATCTGTGTTGTTGAATAACCTTCAACTGTAGGCACAAGATGCACATCAGCTAAATCATGCCCTACAACTTGTTCTACTGTGTAATCACCGCCTTTTACAATAACGTGCGGAACTACCTCTTTAATTAATCTGTACGGAGTGTCTTCGTCAAACACAATTACTTCGTCTACCCACGGTAATAATTCTAATTGCTTTTTACGGTTGTTTACATTGTTAATAGGACGCTTAGGACCTTTAAACCGTCTAACACTGTCATCTGAATTTATACCTACTATTAGTTTTCCGCCCAGCGATTTTGCTTCGGCTAGTAGCTCAAAATGACCCGTGTGTAGTATGTCAAAGCATCCGTTAGTAAACACTATGCGTTCTTCTAGATCGCTTACAGTGAGCGTGTGTGTGCCTACGTGTTTAACTGCTTCAGTGGCACCTTTGACAGCAAGCTCTAAACAGCGTTTGTGCTCGTAGCCCTTTGTTAATCCATATACAAATGCTGCTAAGAAACAATCGCCAGCGCCTGTAACGTCACTGACCTCAACTTGCTCAGGTTCAACTGTGTACATAACTTTGTTAATACGTGCTCGTACTGGTCCTTTGGCATCTGTAACAATCCAGTTCCAATGATGTTGTCCAAATCCGTACTGTGATTCTTCAAGCATATTAGGTTTAATAAGCCAAGCACCTTCGTAGTAACCAGCAGGTCTCTTTGGATCTACAAGTACTTTACAACCAAATGTATTAATGTGTGCAATAATTTCTTTTGCATTATCTAATACACCTTTGTCATAATCACTGAGTATTACATATTCGTATTGCGAAAAGTCATTAGACAATACATCAGCTAATACTGCGTTACCGCTTGCACGTTTATCATTGTCAATGCGTGTAACATAATGTCCGTCACAAATGACTCTAGTCTTAACACTTCTGTATCCATGATCAGATTCCATTAGTGTTACATTAACACCTAAACTTTTTAAGTTTTCATAAACAAGTCCTGCACCACCAAGTGTTTCAACTTCGTGTAAGTGTTTAACCACAGGCACAGGAGCCTCAGGACTTAAACGTTCTGAAGTGCCATAGATATATTTGTCGATTATTACATCGCCGATAACTAATACTTTCATATTTATATTATACTATCTTTTAGAGTAATTGTCAAGATAAATTATTCGTCGTTTGGCGGTGGATCTAAATATACATTTCCTGATATAGTAGTGCCTTCGTTGCCTGCTAAAACAAAATGTTCTAAGAAACTAGGAAATATAAGCATGTCTCCAGGGCCTAGTGTAGGTGTAAACTCAGTCGGTAAATGTTCTGGATAAAACTCTAACTGATTAATTATTAAACTTCTAGACGGATTAATAAAATTTGTTTTGGATTCTTTTACAGTTTCATAGATAATAAAACTCCACTGACTACGAGGATGGATGTGACTATCTTGGTAGTCAGTTTTAGAATACTTATTGCGCCATATTTGCCCAAATCTTGGATTAGCATAAGGGCCTAATTCGTCAATATTACGAGCAACTATTGTTGACAAGTATTCAAATGTAGATGGTGAAATTTTCACATCACACGGCATAGACGTAGGAGTTTTACTTAACCAATACTCTTCAAATTTATCTTCTGTAATATCAATTTTATCTAAGTCAACTTTGTCTACAAAGATCGGTATTGAAAAAATGTCTAGTCTCATATTTTAAATTTCCTAGTCGGTAATGGAATTTTTCTCATTGTTTTATATACTAACGTTGCCCGTAATCCTTTGTAAGAATCATTTGGTGGCAATCCATGATGGGGAATGTTTCCTTTAAATAAAAATATACGACCTGGCTTAGGATAAACTTTTTTCCATTCGCCGCCTAATTTAATAACGGTTTCGCCTCCCCATTCTTCCTTCCACTCTCTATTAGCATAGTACAACCAACTAATTCCGTTGTCGCATTCACAGTCAGTGTGTTCAACTGTATTATGAATCCATTGCTGTCCGTTAACAAGTATTTCGCCTATTTCAAGTTCAAACGGAATTAATGATGCAACTGCATTGTAAACCATTTGCCAGCAACTATCTTGTGCATTAGGACTCTCTGGAGGGAAAATTTGTTGTTTAAATGCCGGTACTTCAGTCCAATTTGGATCTGCGCCTACATCATAAAACGGATCTTCGTGGTAATTACTAGTGTGACCATATGTCCAGCTATAGGTTTTAAAAACTTGATTATGAATATAGTCAATCATCCATTGCGGAAACATGTCGTCGATTACTATCATTTGATCTTTTGATAAATCATACTCAGATAGATTACTAGATTCTTTTCCGTTAATTAACATTTAATGTCCTTTCTGTTGCTATTAATATTGATTAATTTTTAACCGTTAATAACAGCTCGTGTTCTGCCAAATACAAATATTCAATTTCACTATTAGCTAGTGTACGTAATGCATCGTCTAGTGTCTCTACTAATGGTTCGCCACCTAAGTTAAAACTAGTATTAAAGATAATCGGAACACCTGTTTGATTATAAAATTCTTCAATAACTGAATAGTAGCTAGTGTTTTGATGCTGCTTGACTGTTTGTATACGACATGTGCCGTCTATATGAATAATACTAGGAATCTTTTCAGCAATACCTGGTTGACAGTTCATTGCGTACATCATATGCGGTGTTTCTTCTAAGCCACGCATTTCAAACCATTCGTGTGCGTATTCATGTAAAATACTACCTGCAAACGGACGAAAGTATTCACGGCGCTTAATACGGTTGACCCATTCTTTGCCGTCTTCTAATGTTGGGTCAAACATCAAGGTACGGTTGCCTAAAGCACGTGGCCCTGATTCAGCTGCACCTTGAAACATTGCTACAATATTTTTATTACGAATAGTGTCAACTACTTCTTTAACTGAAGTATTAGAAATTGTTGCGTTATACTTGTTAGCTACTTCTTCAATGTCTTCTCTAGAGTAAGTATAAGTTGGACCTAGATATAAGCTTTCGCCAAAGTCTCTTACCGTTGTGTCTTCGGTAATATTATAGTGAGCATACAATGCAGCACCCATTGCAGTGCCTGCATCATTGGATATAGGCTCAACATATATTTCAATGCCTTCGTCTTTTAACTGCTCCAAGTACCAATAGTTAGCAACACAGTTTAATCCATAGCCGCCACTAATAACAACTTTATTATGGCCTGTTTTTTCTACGGCTTGTCTAATAACATTAAGTACTTCTTGTTGTGATTCTGTCTGAATAGCATATGCCATGTCTCGACGATTCTGTAACAATGTAAGGTCGTCTGTAGATGATGATTCTAATTCTTCGTATCTACCTTCATTTACTAATGCGCCGTTTGGATATGTAGGAATAATTAAATGTCTATTTGAAGATCTCCACTTGCCGCCGGCGTCTGTATAAATTTCCGGAATATTGTCATTAGGTTTGCCGTATGGAAATAGTCCCATAGTTTTTCCTGCTTCGATTGAACTCCAGCCACAATACTGTGTTACTGCTTCGTATGCCTTTACAATGCCAGCAGTATCGTCAATAATACATTCGTGTGTGCCTTGTTCGTCATACTTATCAGATGGCATATCAGATATGTAGCCACCTTGCCAAGGGCCGCGTCCGCCTAAATGTTTCCATTTAGTTGTAAAATTAGCAGGGTATTTACAGTCAAAAATAGATTCTAATTCCCATACTAGTTCTTTTTGTTCTTGAATATTTAAATCAATAAATGTTCCAGCACCGTCAACGATAACTGCCGCTGCTTCATCAAACCCCGATCTATAAAATGCACATGCCGCATGTAACTTGTGGTGCATGTGGCTTAGATCTACAACTTGAGGATGTTTATAAATATCTACTGAAGGACTATTGTCGATTAATCCTAGCTTTCTAGCTAATCCTGTATAAACATCATCGCCTGTAAAGTCAATACGTGCTGCCGACTCGTTTAAATCTTGCGTGTGTGCAATAACTAAGTAATCTAGTTTGTCAGTATATTCTAAGATTTTAACCATAGTAGCAAACGGACCGCCGTCATACTTATGTCGGCTTAAACGTTCTTCTTCTAACGCAAATACAATTTCACCGTCTTTAAGTAAACATACACCTGCGTTATGCCCTCGTGTTATGCCAGCAACCCATATACTCATTATTTTTTCTCCTTAACTGGCAGTTTAATTGCCGAGTTACCTGGGATTAGTTTAGTTTGGTTCAGTGGCTGAAATGTTGTTTTTTTAGTAGACTTTTTACCTAACACAGCACGTACACTATCACATACTTGGTTGATTTGTAATTCTGTCATTTCCATAGTTTCATCATTCATGCGATCTTGCTGTTCTTCCATAGTAAGTCTAATAGGAGAGTACACACGCTTACCGTCACCGATGTCAATAATATCAAATTTAGGATCGTCATTATAGCTAATATTTACAGGATAAGTAGAACCTGTTACAATAGTTGCTGTTTTGTCAAGTGCTTTGGCAATATGTTGACCTAAGCTGTCGCAGCCCATAAAGTGATCTGCACACTCGATAATGCCTGCCCAAGCTCTAATATCTTGTATTTCAGGCTGTGCTACTGGATGTTTATTACTATCATTTTCTTCTAAAGGTATTTGAATTTCGCTCATAACAATAATGCCATATTCTTTTTTAAGAATATTAATAATATCAACAATATTGTTTAACTGAAAACTCCTACTAGTAGGGTCAATAATAAAGCTTCCAACTGATTCTGTAGTCCTGCCAAACGGCTGAATTACTAGAACTTTGTCATGCCCAGTTACTTGTTTAATTTCGTCTACTATATTAGCACCGTGTACTACTTCAGACTTATTAAGAACTAGTGTAGGTTTATTAAGAGCTCGTACACCTTTGTTATTAATATTAATATCAAACGCTTGGGCAAGACTACACTTTTGATTATAGTATTCCCAGATTCGATAAGGTTCAGGAGTTACACAAATTCGATCTTTAAGATATTCTTCAAATAATCCTTTATGCCAATGATCATATGCCCGATCATGCAACGTAGGGTGACCTTTATAAAAGTCAGTTCCGCCTTCGCATACAATAATAAAGTCGTCATTTGGATTTTCTTTCTCGTAAAGTTCAAATGCCGGAATGCTAGTTAATACGCGACCTGCGCCGCCATTAATAAAAAATGCTGTAGATCTTGTCAAGTTAATCTCCTATAGTTGCTATTATAATAGCATACAAATACTCTAATTGCAAGATATTTATTAACCTATATTGATTATATGTGCAGAAAAGAAAGCACCGCCGAAGCAGTGCTTTCTGTATAACATTTTTAAATAGTTATTACATTGTGTAAAGTGTTCCGTCATCCGGATCTTCATCCATGCCCGGATCATTTGGTTCCATATTATATGCAAATTCTCCTGGAATATTTAAAGCTTCCATAACACTTGGCCAGTCGCGCAATCGTTGACGATAGTCTAACCACCGTTGTCTCATAGCAGCTGGCATATCGTCTGTAATTTCACTATCACTATTTTTAAGTAGTTGCATGCGTTTATTACGAACGTCATCATAAGTCGGCATACGACCGTCGCCGCCCATAATTAACCAACACGGAGAGCGTTTCGTTAGTGTAATATTATCGTCACTGTCAACTATTATTCCTAACGGTTCATATACATCTGTTACACTAAGCGGAGTTTGATAAGTGAAAACTGCATGATGTTCGTCAACTTCTACAACACCTGGTGGTCTCGCATCTGAAGTGTAATCTTCTTGTTCTTCATCTAGCACAGGAGCCCTTAGCTCACATACTAGTGGATTTGTGATACAATCTATTTCTAGATATCTACAACCATCTGGTACTGGACGTCCGTCAGCTTTTTCAATTTCTGTTACAGGGCCACATTCTTCTAGGCCAGTTTCGTTATTAATAATTAAAAATATCGTATCTGGGCCGTCATATGTAGCTGTACGAGTATTGCCATCTGTTTGCTCATGATCAACACAAGGTTCGTTTGGAAGATTAAAAGTATAATCTACTGATATCATTGCCATTGTTCTGTTCTCCTATTTTTCTTAATAAAATTTTAATTTAACTAAGCCGCCACCGCCAGTGCCGCCTTGACCACAACACCTGCCGCAATAGTTAGATGTTGCACTTTGACCGCCGTGTCCGTACGGTGCAATCCAGCATCCGCAACGTATCCAGCAGTAGTTTGAGTTTTGTTCATAATGTCCGGAACTTAAACCAGGTGCGCCAACAGATTGTCCGTTGTGTTTCCAACAGTGACATGCACTTCCTGGATAAAAATATCCAGACTGTGCTTGGAAGCCACCGTTATGTGAAAATGTTGCAAAGTCTGCTCCAGCAGTGGTACCTACACATCCTGGTCGAACACAATATGGCGTAGTTGAATAGCACATATTCGTCCAAGAAGTATTTGCTCGACCCATATCGCCGCCACAAGCGCATGCGTTAATACCTGAGCCACAAACATAACTAGTACATCCATTACACGCAGTGCATTCACGACTTAAACATCTGTATACGCCACCTGCGCATACTCGATATGTACATCCTGCATTAGTAGCCGTACTTTTACTAGTATATGCGCCGCCACCTGCGCCCTGAGTATGATGACACCTACTACAACTACACGCTCCGTTGCCATTGCCGCCGGCACCCCATATCTCCCAATTCGTATGTCTAACACACGAAGGCACAGTCCATAAACAACAGCACCCTGCACTACATCTACAAGATATACCATAAAACCATTTAGTACAAAAGTTGTCTCTAACTCCTGTTCCGATTTTGTCTGAGGTAATAGATTTATCTATTACCTGTGCGCCTGACACTTTTTTATAACTTGAGTAATTTGCCATTCAATATTCCTTAAATGTATGTAATTCTAACTAAACCAGCGCCACCTGTGCCACCTTGACCACAACACCTGCCACAGAATGTATTCATTGCACTTTGGCCGCCGCCTGTATATGGCACTGCCCAACAGCCGCATTTTATCCAGCATTGGCGCAGACCTTGGAAAGACCAAGAGCTTACTATCGGTGCAGCACCCTGGCGCATCTCTTGTGGGTGACAGTGACAATAGCCTGACGCTGTTGACCAGCCTGGTTGCGGAAGGTCAATGGCCATCTCGCCGTTGTTATTTCCTGGCGCCCTGCAGTATTGCATAGTACCAAAGCACCCAGTTGACCAACTTGTGTTAGCTCTGCCTGTTGTTCCGCCGCAAGCACAAAATCCACTTAAATTATAGCCATTTACATAACTAGTACACCCGTTACATCCAGAGCATTCTCTCGAATAGCATCTATATACACCAGCTGCACATACTGAATATGTACAGCCTCCTTTAGTAGCAAGCGATTTAGTGTTGTATGTTCCGCCAGATGCAGCCTGGAAATGGTGACATCTATTACAACTACATGATCCACTGCCGTTGCCGCCAGCACCCCATAATTCGATAGTCATTCGACATACGTTGGCAGGCACTGTCCAATTACAGCAGCACCCAGGGCTACATCTACATGGTATGCCAAAAAACCATTTAACACCAAAATTGTTTAGTGTATTATCTGATAAATCATTATCAGACAGTGTCTGAGATGCTAATTGCGATCCGTCTACTTTTTTATAACTTGAATAAGTTGCCATTTATTAATCCTTATGTAAACGTTATTTTAACTACGCCAGGGCCACCAGTGCCGCCTTGACCACAACACCTGCCGCAGTAAGAAGCACTTCCGCTTTGGCCGCCATGAGCCGGGGGTGCAATCCAACATCCGCAACGTGTCCAACATACGTTGTTTGCTGTGGTTACGTTACCGCCCATGAATGGTGCATTTGCAGGATGGAAATACTGATGGTGACAGTGACAGTTAAATATTCCACTAAAGTGCGGAGTATGATTTATCATACCAAAGTTACCTTGGTTGTTAACAGGCTGTAAACAACAAGACCAACAACTAAAGCAATATTGAGTCCAGTCAGTGTTTGCATAGCCAGTATGCCCGCCAGGCGCACATAAATTACATGCATTAAACCCGCAAACATAACTAAAGCAACCATTACATGCAGAGCATTCGCGACTTAAACATCTGTATACTCCGCCTGCACATACTCGGTATGTACAACCTGGTGCAGTTGATACCATTTTTGAATTGTATGCTCCACCGCCAGCACCTTTATGGTGATGACACCTACTGCAACTACAGTTTCCACTGCCATTGCCGCCAGCACCCCATAGTTCAAAGAATGCCTTTCGAGTACACCCAGGTACTGTCCAGTTGCAGCAGCATCCTGCGCTACATCTACAGTGATCCCCGGTTATCCATTTAGTACACATTCTATGTCGTACGTCAGTACCAAGTGCATCTTCGGGTACTGTACCGTTAACAATCGATGCGCCATCTATTTTTTTATAACTATCGTAAGTTGCCATTTTATACCTTTACCTTCATTAGATTGAGAAGATTCTCCATCCGTAAGTTGTACCGTGCCATATTAAATCAAATGCTGCGCCTTCTGTAGTTACTGTCATGTTTGCTGCATCGCCTTGAATTTCTTGTCCACTTGCTCTAGCAATAGTCAGTGCGTTACTATCAAATGTTTTTCTTAAATCTAAAAATCTAATTGTATCGCCTTTAAGTAATCCAGTTGATCCCGGCATAGTAATAGTCCTTGCGCCACCGTTAGTGTCAACAAAGTAGCAATTCCATACAGCCGCTGTAATATTTGACGATACATCACTATAATAAAAGCCTGGGCCCATTGCTCTCCAAGTAGACCCGTCACCAAATTCCGGAACATCAAAGCTTGTGTTATAACGTATTGCACCATCTACTCCAGTACCACGCTGCGCTGTAGTACCTCTAGCAATACGGGTGTATCCTGTGATATTGTGATTAAACCCGTTTGTAATAGTTACACTACCATTAATAGTATGATTGTCGCCTGTGGCATTACCAAATGTACCATTTCCAGTAAAACCAAGATTTCCTGTTATAGCTACATTACTTGTAGTTGTTACTGTAGTAAATTTACCAGTACTTGCTGTTGATGCACCAATTGACATATTGTTAATTGATCCGCCACCTGCCGGTGCTAGTGTAACTGTACCCGAGCCTGTTGGGCTTAGTGTAACGTTTGCTCCTGGACTTAGTGTAACAGTTGAACTAGCAGTTAGTGTTGTAAATGATCCTGTGCCGCCTGAAATATTACCAATAAAGCCTCCACCGGAGTAAACTTTTTTAGCAATACTTGCGCCGCCTTCTACTCTTAAAATACCAGTATCACCAGTTGCGTTAGTTGCTTCAGTTGTTCCTGTAATATCTACAGTTGAGTTAGTAGTTAGGGTTGTAAATGCACCTGAGGATTTTGATGTGTTACCAATTGGAGTATTTTGAATACCTCCAGCGTAAATTGCGCCGCTAATGCCTACTCCGCCTGTAACACGCAATGTTCCAGTTGTAGTATTAGTTGCTGCTGCATTTCCTGTAAACGATGTTGTGCTATTTGAAGAAAGTGTAGTGAATGCGCCTGCTGCCGCTGTGCCGCCGCCGATTGCTCCATTTATACTTCCTGCATAAATCGCTCCGCCGACACCTAAGCCACCAGTTACAATTAATGCACCTGAACTTGTACTAGTAGACGCTCCTGAACTTGTAGCAGTAATTGTAGGCGAAGTTAACAATGTAAATGCACCAGTACTTGGATTAGTAGCGCCGATTGCTATGTTTGACATTGCGCCAACAGTGTCTGAAGTAATAGTAACTGTGCCGCCTGCACCAATTATAGTGTCACCAGCTGGATCAATAGTTACTGCACTAGATGTACCAGTTGGACTAATATCTACAGTTTGGTCTGCTGCGGTAAATGATATATTACCTGGAAAACTAGTTGCCTTTCCTAAGTCGCCTAGTGACACTGTGCCTGTACTAGAACTTAATGTTAAATCCCCAGTTGGGCGAATAGTTGCTTGTGCGCCAGGCTGTATAGATACTGAACTTTGTGGACTAATGTCAACAAGTCCCGTTCCAGTTGGTTTAATTTCTACATTATTATCTAGCGGATTAAGTTCTACTTTTCCGTCTGCGTTTAATAATGCATTAAACGTTACTGGTAATTCAAAAGTTGTAGGTCCTGACAATGCACTTGTTAAAACGTAGTTAGTGCCATCTGATGTTAGTACATAAGTTGAATTTTTTGGTATATCTAAACTTGTGCCAATTGTAACACCGTTACCTGTCATTTGCCCTGCTGCTGTTTCTAATGTAATATTACCGTCAGTTGCATTAAAAAATGTTTGTTTACTACCAGGGAAGAATACAGGACTAACAAGTGTTACAGTGTATCCTGTTGTACCAGTAAGACTTATAATTCCTCCGGTAAATGCGTAGGTAAATGTTTGGTCTCCCGTAACCTCTAATGTCTGGGGTGCTGTATTATAACGTGCCATATTCTTCTAATCCCTTATGTAGTTGATGTTTCAATGCCGTATACTGTACAACCAACGTTTGCTTGAGTACTATACACAACTAGGTTTAAGCCGCCCTGCATCACTAATCCTGTTCGTTCAAATACTCCATTTGGAATTAATACAGTATTATATTCTATCCATTCTTGGTCGCCCGGCGTAGCAGTTGTTGCCATTGCTACTCTTATATTTACCGAAGTTGTGTTTCGGTTTGTTAATGAGATATTTGCAACAGCGTAGGTACCTACCGGCACTGTGTACGCTGTTGTATTTGTTGTTGCCGGTATATCTACGTTACCTAATCTTCCTGTTGCCATTTCTTTTCTCCGTTATGTTATCTTGATAGGAAGAATCCAAGTGCAACTGGTGCACCGTCGATTCCGCCTGTAAAGTTCATCTTCGCTGTAATATTTAGCTGTCCGCCGTTGGTTGTTGTAATTTCATCGTTTGCAATGAATACAACGCCTGATGTTAATGTGTTAACATTCAAGCTACTTTGTCCACCACCAATCTGTGCTGTAATGTACGATTTAATCGCACGTTGTGTTGGAACAATGTTATCACTGTTTGCAGTAAAGAATGGATCTGTACTAAACTGTGTAATAACAGCCGAACCAATACCTAGTCCAATACCGTTAAGCTGCAATGACTGCAAGCCTGCTAAGTTAAACGCATCAGCATCCAATGTCGCAGTACCTGTACTCTGTTGAACACCAAACAATCCGCCTACGTTAAAGTTACCGTCTTGGTCAGTTGATGTGTAGAATACTCGTCCACCGCCACTACCTAACTGTTGTGCTTCAATATACGCTGTTGTAATATCAACAAACGGATAGTTAGTTTTAGCTTGGTTTCCTGTACCAATGTACAAGAAGTCATGTCCTGTTAGACGTACTTGCGAATATTTGTTAGTTGTAGTAATTAATGTTCCGTCAAGTGGCGCATCTAAAATTGTTAATGCTGGACTAATTTGGAAAGTTGCATCATAATTACCTTGACTTCCAAGTATGCCACTTACTGCTACTAGTTTATACCAAGTTCCTGTTTTACTTGCAAATTCAACATTTGAACCAGGTTGTGGTAAATCAAATAATCCCCTTACAGCAATAAATGTAGCTGCTTGGAATAAGTCTGAGTATCCGTCACCAGCTGCTTCTACTGTTGCTGTTTGGTAACCTGAACCTCTATTTGTAAAGGTTGGGTTAGCAAGTGATTTATTACCCTGTCTTGCAAATACCGGAGCATCAATTGTTGAGTTTGGATCAGTAATAGTTGCAATCGGTCCTGCTCTCCAATTAGAAACACCTATGTTTTCTGTTGCTACAGTTTCAACAGCAATTGGACTGCCACTGCCTGCAATTAAACTTACAGTAATTGTTGTACTGTTTGGAATAGTATTAATAAAGTATTGTTCTTCGTTAATTAATCCAGCAGCAGTAATATTAGTAAATGTAATTGGTTGATTTAATACTAAACGTGATGTTGAATTTAATGTAATTGTGTTAGCAGCCGTAACGCTTGTTACAGTTCCGTTTGGATAGCCGCTTCCTGGCTCAGCCATTCTAGTTGAAATTATAGCACCATCTGCTTCTGATAGTCTACCTAGTGCTTTAGCGCCAGTCTCAACATAGTTAACAACATTGTTTGCTGTGTCAGTAAACGCTGCCCATATTGGGTTATTATTAGGATTACCAAATACTAATCCAAACCAGTCATCACTTGCGCTTAATGCTTGTTGATTCCAAGTGATACCGTCTGCACTAGTAGCACACACAGCAGTGCCTTCGGCTACTGCCATAAACAACCCTTGTCCGTACTTAACACTAGACCAGTTGTCAGCAGTTGGAAGTCCTGCAGGTGATTCTACCCAAGTAGCACCTTTGTCGTAACTAACCGCTACTTCTTTACTTCCTGTTGCTACCGCAACAAATCTACCATTACCGTATGCTACACTAGCCCATGCATTTGACGAAGGTAATGTACCACCTTCTGTCCAAACAATGCCATTTGTACTAGTAGCTGCTTTGTTGCCACCAGTATTAATTGCAACATATGTAGCTGCACCGTATGCTACACTTGATAACGAACCTGCACTAAGTGTAATGTTAGTTCTTGACACCCAAGAATTACCATCTGTTGATGTTGCTGCGCTTCCTGATCCGCCTGATCCGCCTACTGCAACATATACACCGTTGCCGTAAGTTATAGAAGTAAAGTTGCTGTTAGGAAGTGCTGTACCAGCAGTCCAAGTATTATCTGCTTTAGCATCTGCAATTGACAAGCTTGCGTTGTTTGTGGTGCCGTTTGCAATAGCTACAAATTTAGATGCTCCGTCAACTATTTCAATTGTCGGTACACTTGTATATCCGTCGCCAGCTGTATCAATAGTAATACTTGCTACGCCCTGGTTATCCATTACTGCTATTGCAGTTGCTGCCGTTGATGCGCCACCGCCGCTAATTGTAACGGTAGGTGCTGTTCTATAACCATTACCAAATGCACTAACATTAATTTCAGTAACTTTATCAGTCTCTGCTGCAACAGTCGGCACGCCGCCGAATCCTGCACCTGTACTTGTCATAATTACTTTTTGAATTGATCCATTAAGTACTGTAGCTACTGCTGTAGCGCCACTACCACCGTTTGTTGCAGTAATAGTAATTGTTGGAGGGCTACTATAGCCTTTGCCGCCATCAACAACTGTAATTGATTTAACCTGAGTTGGTCCTGGCAAGCCAATGCTGTTTAGTTCGCCTAGTTCAGCTGTAAACGTTGCTCCGCTACCGCCGCTGCCGCCGATTACAACTGATGCCTTTGCTCCGCTGCCGCCACCAAATGCTACGTCATTCCAATTAGCACTAGCACTTAATGCGCCACTTGCCGCCCAAGTTTTGCCAGTCGAAGAAGCATAAGTTGCTGTTCCGCCATACTGTAGTGCAATAAAGAGATCATCAGCATAAGCTGCTGCTTTAATAGCTTCTGTACCGCTTGTAGTTGTTGCAGTAGTAGCAAATCCTGGTGCTGTAAACTTAATACGCGGCTCAATTGTGTAGCCTGATGTTAAGTCTAATCCAGCTGCAATTACAGTTCCGGGAACAACATGATCCCATCCTGCTGCATACAACGTTACAGTTTGTGCAGTTGTAGTGGTTAGCCCTATGACTGATCCACCTTCAGTTGCACTTACAGTAAATGTAGTAGTATTTGGAATTGCAAGTACATAGTAAACTGTGTTAGCAGCTAAGTTACTAATTGCTGTACTTAGGTATATTGGCATGTTTACATATAAACTAGCAGTGTTAGCTACAGTTAGTACATTACTAGTTATAGTTGTTCCAGTAACAGTTAAGTTTTCAAAACTATCTTTGTAAACTTTAGCAACTTTAAGACCATTATTGTATGATAAAATATTAGCATATTGTCCAACTCCTGATCCTGCTGTGATTTGTATACGCATGCCGTTGTATGCACCAAGTAGTGCAGTATCAGTAGCAGCAATAGTTGCTTGTATTACTGTACCGCCTTGGGCAACGTTTTTAGCAGTAACATAATCAGCGCCGCCTGTTCCGTTGCCGTTGTCTAGGTCAATTAAACGTGTTTCAAATATTGCACCATCTCGTGTTTCGTCAAAAACTGTCGCTGCGTTAAAGCCTGATCCGCTAATTGCGTATTGTGCATTAGTGTAGTCACGTCCTGCGTTATCAAACTCAAAACGTAGTACTTCTTGATCACCGTCAGTAATAACTTCTGATATAAACGCTTCTTGTGACAAGTTGTCAACATTTGAGAACAATGGTATTTCACCAGTGTCAGTGCCTTCTGCTATGGTGCCAAAAGTACCATACGAACTGTTACCGTTTGTAGCACGAATACGTCCACCTAGGTCAGCTAAGTATCCTGAATAATTGTAGTATGCAAACACAGACACAAGCTCTGTTAATGAGTTGTTACCTGTACACCATACGCCGATGCCGTCACTTAATACTTGTGTAAAGTCGTTACTAACAGTTGATCGGTTACCGCCTGCGTGTAATGCGCCGTCAATTTTATTACCAACACACCCAACACCAAAGGTTGTTACGTTTTGGATATACGGAGATTTATTAGTGATCCAAGCTTGTCGATCCCATGGTCCAAAACCTGGATCAAGTGATACATACGCACCTGCTGTTGGACGTCTTGTTCCAAATTCATTTTCTTCAGTTAGGTTGCCACGTAATCCGCTTATTGTCATATTACGAACACCAGTTGAGTTACGTACATAGAACATGTCTGAACGTTCTGAACCTTCTATAGCATTTAGATATAATATTGAAGATCTAATTGCATGATGGTTGCCTGGATATTGTAAATCATATACAATTGCATCAATATATCTAGTCATATCTCTGCGGCATGCTACTGGATCAAACGAGTATGTAACTGTACTTGCAGTTGAGCCGCCTGTTGTAATAACTATTTCTGCGCCGCCGGATGTTGCTGCAACAGTAAATGTAGTAGCACTTGGAACTGTTTTTACATAGTAAGTAATTGCAGGTGTTAGTTCATCAATGTCTGCACCAAATATAACAGGATCGCCTATTATAAAGTAATGTGCTGCTGATGTTGTAATTGTGTTATCACCGTTTGATACTTGTGTAACAGTGCCGCCGAAGCTCTTAGTAACCCAAGCAGTTGCTTCATTTGATAAGAAGTCTTTATTTGCTTTAAGTATCTCTGCACCCTTAGCAACTTCGACATTGTTATAATAAGCAACAGTACCTACTGTTTCTGGAGTTTCGTTAGCGCCTTTGTCAAGTATACCAATGATAATATCCATTAAATTATTAGCACGAGCTACTGTTATTTTTGAAGCTCCGATATAAGAAGCTATTGCATTTTTAAGTTCTCTGTAAGATTGCACAGTAGCAGTTTTCTGTGCTCCAAGTACTAAGTCTGCTTGAGCACCTCTGTAGTAAGCATTTGCTGCTACTAATGTACGATAGTTACTATCAGTCATCATATCGTAGCCAATTGCATCAACAATTAACCCAACATCTCGTGAACACTTAGCTTCATTGTATACTAGCGTTGGATAATTATCAGCAAGATAAGTTGTGATTCTAGTTTGAATCAGTGATTTAGACCCTGCTAAGTTAAGATTTTGTTGTTTAATAACAGCAGTAACTCCGGAAATATCCGGATTGCGGCTTTTAATAATAAAGCTTTCTGTATTTGAATCATCAGTTAATACAAGTGTTGCTCCATTAAACGAAGTTGATACTGTAAACGTTGTAGAAGTTGGGATGGATGTAATAAAGTAAGTGTTATCACTTGTAAAGTTATTAAACCCTGAGTTTACTATAAGTTCACTTCCAATAGTAAAATTATGTGCATTTTCAGATGTTATAACATTAGAAGCAATGCCAGTAATTGTAATTGATTCTATAGAAGAGTCGCCTTGATCAATTAATGTAATAGCATAATCTAGTAGTGTCACTACTCGTAGCGCCGAGTCGGCGTTGCCAATAACTTGAACATCTGCATCTCTAAATACCGGAACTACATCTGTTTGAGCAGCAAAAGGACTACCTAAAGAATTTTCTGCTATTTCGCTTGCTAAGAACTTAACCCACTGGTATGCTCCGATAGTTGCATTTTTGTCTGCGTCATCAATTTGTAATTGTGTGCCTACATAATACGATAGTGCTGCTTCTTTAATTGCGTGAGTTCCGCCGTATACTAAATCATAACGCAATGCATCAATCATCATTCCTACATCACGTTTACATTTAGCTTCACTATAAGATATTGACGGAAATTCAACTTTAAGATATGCAATTACATCTTGTTGGATGAAGTTTTTATTTCCCCAAATTGCTGTTGCGGCAGCGGCATCGTTTTCGTCAACTACCGTTGTTGCTTTTATTTTAAGTGTTGGTTTCTTGCCGCCATCAATAAACTTTGTAATATCTTCAATAATTAATTCTGAGTGCGCTGCTGCTGTTACTGCGGCAACATGTTTAGCTTTCTGTTTTAAGAAATTAACTGCGCCTACTGATGCTTCTAACTGAGTATCAATAACTATTGCTGTTGATGCAAGTGCTCTGTAATATGCCATGCCTGATTTGATTGAAGCAAAATTAGAACCAGTTAACATATCACGCGATATAGCATCTGTCATTAAGCTTGTATCTCTACGACAAGTATCTTGGTTGTATTTAATTTTCTGATGGTACTTTTCTACCCAATATACAGTATCTTCAATAATTTCACTTCTAGCTGCAACTAATGCATCGTAGGACTCTTTAACTTCAAGACCTGCCCAACCAGTTGCAACTTCGATAGTTGCATTTGCTTCAGCATTGTTGATCCAATCAAGTATATCATCAAATCGATCTTCGGCAAACTCTATAGAATTAGCGTTACCTGCTGTGCCAGTTACATCTTGTGTTAAATTGTTGCCAGGTGATTTAGTAACAGTTGTTTCTGCAATAACTTCTGCAATAACTACTTTCATTCTAGCATATGCTGCTAGTGTTGCTGGAAGTTCGTTTGCACCAATTGTTAGCACAAAGTTTGAATAGTATGCACTGCCTGCAATCAACGACTGCGTATTACCACCGTATGTCATATCATAGCGGATTGCATCAACAATGTATCCAGCGTCACGTATACAATTATCTTGTGCGTCTGTACTTAGTGTTGCCCAGAATGTATCATACGTGTTTGTTGAATCTTCTAACCATTTACGAACTTCTAGTTGAATAAACGCTTGGTTAACTGCTAATTGATCTGATGCGTTACCGTATGTAGTAGTAACACCTGTTGCATTACTTGTTGTTGCGTATGCAGTATCTACTAAAGTAGCAGTATTATAGCCTGTAGGTACTGGTAGTTCTAAAGCAGGAACAGCAGTTAATCCGTTTTGAAGTATCTGTTTAATAGTTTCTGCTTTGTTTGCTACTGTTAACGCTGCAATAGTTGTGCCTACTGCACTTGTAGATCCTTTAGTAAGTTTTGTTAATTCCTCGTTAATAAACGTAATAGTAGCAAGTGTTGCTTCTAGCTGATTATTAAGAACATAATCAGTTGATGTAATACCTCTGCGATATGACATGCCTGCTTTGTTTGAACGGAAATTACTACCAAATATTACATCGTATCCAATTGCGTCAATAATTAAGCCAACATCTCTTGAACACTTAGTTTCGTTATATACTAATGCTGGAAACTTAAAATTAATATATGCAATTGCACTTTTTTGTATAGTTAGTTTTCTAGTATCAATTGTGGTTTTTAAATCTACTAACGCATCATCAACCCAAGCCAGTGTTGGACTAATTAATGCAGGACTTTCGCCTGTGTCAATAGTTGCTTTAATTTCATTAATTCTATCTACAGCAAATGCCGCTGCGCCTGCACTACCAGCTGTTCCTGTTACATCTTGCGTACCTGCGTTACTTGAAGATTTTGTCCAACCTGCTGTATTACCAATAGCAATGTTATCAATAATATCTGCTATGCGAGTTTGTACAGCAAGTGCTGCGGTCTTTTGATTACTTGGTTCTTGGAATACTCCGTCTACATAATATGCTCTAGCAGCAACACTAGTTTCTAAGTTACCGCGATATGTTAAGTCATATTCAAGTGCGTCAGTAATGTATTCAATGTCACGTAAGCACGATGCTTTATCGTCCGAATCCAATGCAACCCATAATGCATTGTAGTTGTCAGTCATGTATGCTTCAACTTCTGCAGATATAAAGTCTTTGTTAAGTTTAATTAATCTTCTTGCATTAAAGAACCCAGTGTCATAACCAGTTGGATCTGGAATTACAAATTCAGCCCCTGAAAGAACTGACCCTGATCCGTTTTCTAAAATATCAGCAATAAGAGTAGTACTTTCTTTTACTTTATTAGTACCTGTAGTAATTAATTTAATTTGAGATCTAACATAATCGATAGATCCGATAGTTGGCGCCAATTGGCTTTCTATTACAACTTCAGCGGATGAAATACCTCTGCGATATGACATACCTGATTTGAGTGAACGGAAATCACTACCAAACATAATATCAAAACGTAATGCATCAATGATATAACCTAAGTCACGTGTACACTTAGCTTCATCGAATGTTAAGTCTGGATAATTTTCATTAATCCAGTCAATTGCACCAGATTGTATTGTTGCTTTAGCAGCTAAAATATCAGTGTTAACTGTTGTTAATGTAGTCGGTACCCAAGTAATATCCGGAGCAACTACTGATGCTAGTGTTCCGTCTGTATCAATTGTGTCATAAATTTCTTGTATGCGTGTATCTGCAAAAGTTTCAGCAGCACTGCTACCAGCAGTACCACTAGTGTCTTGTGTTACGCCATTGCCTGCCGAAGGAGATATTGCTGTTTCAATAATTACATCGCCAATGATCGACTTTAAGTGTGCGTATGTTGCAAGTGTTTCGTCTTTCTTGTCTGTACCGTACACTGGATTTCCGTTTACAAAGTAACTTCTTGCAGCAACAGTAGTTTCTGAGTTGCCACCGTATGTTAAGTCGTAACGTAAAGCGTCAACAATGTACTTTGTGTCTCTTTCACAATTTGCTGTGTTAAAAAGGAAGTCTGCTGCGAATGGAGCAATTACACCGTCAACTTGTGCTTGGATCCAGGCAGTTTGTTCTGCAACAATAAAATCAACGTTTGCTTCAAGTTGTGCAACAGCATTAGCATGCCCTGCATCACTTGCGTTGTTTGCTCCACTTGTAGGTGTACTACCTACAGCTGGCAATGCTGGAATTATACTCAAGCCTTGGCTAAGGACATCTGAAATCAATTCAATTCCAGTGTTTAGTCTATCAGTTCCGGTAGTTGTTCCGCCGTACCCGTTAATATATGCTTGCTTAACTGCATTACCTGTTGTTGGTGCAACTTCGATGTTTTGCATTAAATCAGGAATAACAGCTTTAATTCGGTTTAACGCACTAGTAGTTTTGTTTTTATCATTTTCAAGTAATGCTATTGCTGGTGCAGGTTGGATTACAGAAGTACGAAGTTCGTCACCGTTAATTGCTGTAAATTCTGGAACAATAATTGGAAGTATTTCGTTGTATGTACCAGTTTTAATAAACACAGTTGTATTTGGGTTTGTTACTGTAGGAATTGCTGTTGCAGAACCTGCTGCAAGACCAGTTGTAACAATATCAATTAATGTATTTGCTTTTGTTTTTCCATTAGTTTCTGCTGTTAATGTAGTGTCAATAATCTGCGGAGAGCGATCTTCAATTTTAATATTGTTAAGTGATTGGTAATTAAGTGGCTGTTCGTTTATTAACACTGACGCAATTATTGCTTTTAAGTGATTGTAAGCTGCAACAGTTTGCGCAGCCTGTGAACCAAATGTACCGTTAATATATTCATTACCTGCTACAGTATAGTATGACTTAGCAGCTTGCGTTGTCTTTAGTGTACCGCCTCTAGAAATATCATATATCAATGCATCAACAATGTAGCCAGTGTCTCTTTCACACTTAACACTATTATATGCAAGATTGCCTTGCATAACACCTGTGCCTGTTGTTAGTACTAGCGGAATGCCACTATTTTGTACAGTACTAATTCTAAACTCAGTAGCAGATGTAGCAGATTCAACATAGTAAATCGTTCCTGCTGTTACGCCGCCTAGTGTGCTATCAAACACAATTGGCATACCTGGATCTAAATTAGCAGTTGATGTTACTGTAAAGGTCTGTGCGCCGGCCGTAGACGCTGTTATGTTCACTCTATAATTATAACTAATCCAGTTAGTTACTTCTTTCATTAAGAATTCTTTGTTATTCTTAAGTATAAATTTTGCTTGTGGATTTAAGTATCCGTCACGTACTTGCTCTAGTGCATATCGCACACTGCTCCAAGGTTTGTCAACGGTTAATCCTGATGCAGGAGCTGGTTCGTTAATACCTAATGGTCCAACATAAACTACGTTATCAATTAGACCATAGTTAGCCCACGCTGGTGCGCCGTCAGTAGCACGAAGAATTTGTCCGTCAACTCCGATTGGAAGTCTAGTAGGTCCTTGATCGCCGTAATAAACTAAGTCGCCTTCGGTAGTTAAAGAAAGTACTTCACTACCAAGTGTTAATAGATTCCAGTAAGTTGCTGTTAAGTCATTGTCTGGTCTTTTTGCCGAATCAGCTGTGTGTTTAGTAACAGCAATAAAACTACTTGCACCGTAGAATACAACATCACCTACGTGATAGCTTGTTCCAGTTTTCCAAGTAGTTGAATAACCAGTTTGTGTAATAGTTGTGGCTGCTCCGGCATTAACTCCGGTAACTGTAACTATTGCATCGTTTGCTGGTGTTGTGCCGCCAATGTCTGCACCGGATAATGTAATAACATCGTTTATATTATATCCTGTACCTGCAAATCCAGTTGACACTGTAATAGTATAAACTGTATTAGACTTAACAACATCAAGGCGCAGTCCAGAACCACTTACTCCTGATGCATTAACTCCTTGTACTTGCAAGAATGTTTCAGTACTGTATGTCCAATTAATGCCACTGTTTAATAGACTCCAGTGAGTAAGATTTGGCGGTTCTTGATCATCATTGTCGCCTAGTGCAACATATGTCGATCCGCCTAGTCTTACTACATCACCAACTTTGTAGTTGTCTAATGCAGTCCAATCACCTTGGAAACTAAATCCAGTTGTAAATACATCCCAGTCGTCTGCACTTGTTGTTGGTTGTGCGCCTGTGTTATTTCTTTTAGCAACATATACATAACCACCGTAAGTTATAGTGTCGCCTGTTTGATAATTTGATCCTACATTCCAAGAATCTTCAAATTGGAAACCTTCAACAAACGCTGCCCAGTTTGTTTCGTCTGATTCAAAATTACTCGAAGTGTGAGAAGCAGTAGCAATCCAAACGTTGCCGCCGTACTTAACTAAGTCGTTAATACGGTATCTAGTTTCTGTTACCCACTCACCTGTGTAAACAATGCCGTCACTAAAAAGTGTCCATTTACCTTGGTCGTTTTCTAATCCTAATGTAGCTGTTGCAGCAGAAACGTGAGCAGTATTACAAACGTATACATAGCCGCCGTAACGTACTAAGTCATTAAGTTTGTATCTAGTAGTAACTCCCCAGTCTCCTTTAAAATCAAAAGAAGTTGCAAAGGGTGTCCATTTTTCTAAGTCTGATTCTAAACCTAAGAATGTTGGGCTTACAAATGTAGCTGATGTGTGTCCAGTTTCTGCAATATAAACGTTTGCGCCGTACTTAACAACATCACCAGGTGCATATTCAATTTCTGGTGCCCAGTCAGCCTTCCAACTAGTACCATCAGAAACAATTTCCCACTTTGGTATTGCGTCTGTAAAATCTGTGTTAAATTCAGCGGCCGATGTGTGGTTTTTAATACATATATAAGATTTTCCACCAAAACTTATAACGTCATCTGCAACATATGTTGTACTTGTAGACCAGTCACCCTGCCATACAAATCTAATTCTACCTAGTTTAAATTCAGCCATTTTTGCTCCATAAATTCTCTGCTATTGTTATTTATCTTATTACTGCCCACTGCGTGTAGGATCGACCAAAGTCTTCATAAAATATGACATTGCTAATCCATCGCCTGCCCAGGCACCGGTTGGTCCATCAATCATTGCCTTTGTTCCAATCTTAACTTGGCTGCCTTCTTGACCTTCTGGTACAGTAGATGCAATTTCGTCCGGTCCACCTACCTTAACTGTACCTGCTGTTAGCAAGCCAGTAAATGTATCTGATCCACCTTGCGACAATCTACTTGTTAAGTATGTTTTAATTGCCTTTTGTGTTGGTACTAAGTTATTTGAGTTAGCAACAAATGTGCCATCTGTGCTAAATGCAGTAATTGTTACTGGTGACCCACCAAGTGCAACACCGCCAATTTCTAGATTATCTAGACCTTTTAATCCAAATTCATCTGCACTCAATGTAACAATACCAGTTGCCTGTTCAACTGCAAACAAGTCGCCAACTCTAAAGTTGCCATCTTGGTCTGTTGAACTATAAAACACTCGTCCGTTATTTGTTTCTTGGATTTCGTCTTGTGGTTCTAAATTTGTAGTTAACGGTAAGTTAGGATAGTTAGACTGTAATTGGTTACCAAAGCCGATGTTTAAGAAGTCATGATTTGTTAATCGTACTTGACTAAATCTTGAACGAATCGATAATGCAGTGTCATGAACAGGTGCTAGATCCTCTGTTAGCCCCGGTGAAAGTTGTACTGAACACTCTAAGTTGGGCACTGTTGTTCCTCTTAATATCGTTGCCTTTGCTACACGATATACTTCGCTATTACCTGCAAACTCTAAGTTATCCCCAGGCTGCGGTAGTCTTGTTAAGTTTTTAAGAATTATCACTAATCCGGTTTGGAACCCATCAGCATACCCACTTCCTATTACACTAACAGAAGTAGATGTAGTATTATACCCTCCACCAAAGTTATTAAATGTAGGTGAACTTAATACACCGTTTCCTACACGAACTTGTAATGTTGCATCTTGTGAATTGTTAGGGTCAACTACTTGTACTGTAGGAGAAACATCATATCCAGACCCTGACTGGAACCCACTTACACTAGTAATAGTACTAGCAGTAATTATTACTTGTGCCTGAGCCCTTGCTCCTGTTGATATTTTATAAGCTTTTCCAGCTGTAGAAGTTGTTAAGAACCATCCCTTTTTAGTAACATCGTCGAATGTAAATCCGCATGCCAAGTAAGGTGAAGTAGCAACATTTACTACCTTCCAATTAAAGCCGTCTTCAGTTTGGTATGCTTCGTCGTCTGTCGGATTTAATAATAAAAATATACCATTTCCGTATTCAAGGACTGAACCTGCTACTGCTAAGGATGACATATACCAAGTAATGCCGTCGAAGCTATATACTGAAGATTTATAATCACTTGACACTGCAACAAATCTACCATTGCCAAATTTAACCTGTGTCCAATTACCTGCTGTAGAGTCTAGCGATGTATCTAGTGACGTTTCTGTCCAAGTTGCGCCCTTATCTGTGCTGTATTTTGCTGTATGGGCACTGCCTGTAATAGCAACAAATGTATTTTTTCCATATGTAATGCCAATAAAATCATCATCACCTATACTAGTGTCAACTTCTGTCCAAGTGCTGCCATTATTAATTGAATATGCAGATTTTGAACTATTTGATACAGCTACAAATGAGCCGTCGCCGTATGTTATTGCAGTATATGTGCCTGAAGATAATACAGGAAGTGATGCCGATAACCATGTTGCTCCTTCTGATACAGAATACAATACTTTTCCTGTTCCTGAAATAAGTACCCAAGTTTTGTTTCCGTATACCATGTCTACCCATCCACCGTTGTAATCAGTGTTAGAAATTATTGATCCTGGATTATTTGGGTCGTCAATTTGTAGTCTATCGTCGCCGCTAACTGGTAAAACAATATTAACATTCCAATTTAAATAATCAGAAGTACTTTTTGCTGAATTGCTTGTTGTTGGCACAGTAATTGGATAAAAGCCGTTTGATGCTATTATAGAATAATCAATACTAGTATCTTCTAGATCTGTTATTGCAATTTGACTAAATCCCGGAGCACTATACTTAATTCTAGGTTGAATAGTGTATATCGATGTAGAGTCAAACGTACTAACTAACGGTGTCCCTGGATTAATATGATCCCATCCTACTGAGTTTAATTGCATAGAACCTGCTTCCGTCGAAAGTGCTATTGCTGCGCCACCTTCGGTTGCACTAATACTAAATTCGTTAATATCATCTTCACCTGTTGGGAAAATTATAGTTATGATATCGTCATATGATCCATCTGATTGTTCTACAGTAGCAGCATTAATTTGTGCTCCTGCTGCAGGCGCCACGTCCCAACCACCATTTGTTAATCTAATTGTTTTTGTGCCTAATGCATTGTCTACAATAGTAAATCCTGCTTCTGTTGAATCTTCGCCTAGTGTAGCCAGTGCCTGAATAAATTCTGCACTAGCACTTGCATCAATCTCTAAAGATAAATTATTGCCTGACCAAGACGTTGAAGCAGTGAGCCAGTTAGAAGATTGTGCATATCCATCTGCCGGAATAGTTGTAAACTTATCTTTTACATAATACGAAGTACCAGCAGCAATGCCAGCAAACACTTCTGTAAAGAATGATGCTCCCATAATTTTACCGCCATCAGCAGTAACTTCTTCTTTTTCGCCTAGTGTTGCTCCTAACATTGTGCCAGCTTCAGTAGTTAAAGAAATAGTATCAGCAGTAGTGCGTGTTGTAATTTCGCCTGCTGCTGATAATAACGGAACTGCCGAACCAGCTGATGTTTCAGAAATTGTAAATGTAGTTCCGTCGTTAACAACTTGGATATAATAAACTTTGTTGTTTTGCAATCCGCCAAATACTGTTCCTGTAAACACAATTGGCGATCCCGGTATAAATCCAGTAGTATCTGTAACTGTAATTAAGTTTGAAACTTCTGTAGTTGCTGTTGCTGTTTGCGTAAGTACTGCACTTGATATAGTAAATGTAGTTCCGTCTACAATATTATTAATCCAATACCGAGTTTTTTCTAATAGCCCGCCTAGTGTAGCGCCATTAAAGATTACAGGAGTCATTGGTATTAGAACTGATGTATCAGCTATTGTAAGTACATTAGTGCTAGTAGTAGTATCAGTAACTGTAAGATCAGTTTTGTTTGTTGATATAGAAAAATTGTTAGCACTATAAATGTCACGAATGTAATATGTATCGCCTAGTGTTACTCCGCCTAAACTTACTCCAGTAAACTGTATCGGCAATGCAACTTCCATGTCTGCCGTGCCGCTGACACTATATAAGTAACTGTTATTTGCCGGATAGTTTAGTGTCATAGTTCCAGTATCGTTGTTTAATGGCCATACACCGCCACCTAAAGCTGTTGATATTTGAATTGTAGTTCCGTCTACAATGTTAAGCACATAATAATCAAATTCTGTAATAATTCCACCAAACGGTGTTCCAGTAAAGTTAATTTTTTGATTAACTTTTAGCCTGGCAGTACTTGTAACTATCATAGTATTATTTAAATCACCTAGCGTTTCTGTAGCAGTAATAGACGCTTGCGCTGTTGATGAAATATTAGTATCAAAGAATGTAGGAGTAAACTGTATTAGTTGATCCGAGTATACTGTATTAAAATCAGTATTACTATCTAATTTAAAGCTGTCTGTTCCTGCGTTTGCACTTATAATCGTTAAGTTATCAAAAGATTCCTTAACAATAGATGCAGACTTAGTTCCAGGATTATATTTCGATATAATTCCGTATTGTCCTGCTCCACGACCACTTGATATAGTAAGGCGTAACCCTTCGTAATCAACGGCTTCTGCAACTTCAGATTGTGCCAATGTTAAGGATTCAGTGTCGCCGGACTGTGCGTTATTTGTTTGCAGTTTGTACAATAAGCCGCCAGTTGTGCCGCCGTCTGGATTATCTAAAATCCGTGTTTCAAAAACAGCGCCTGACCGAAGTTCGTCTGCAATAATTTCTGCATCTCTGCCAGCACCACTTACATGAATGTTTGCATATGCACTAGGTATAGAATCTTTATTTTCTAAGAAGAAAGATGGTAAATCTCCAATTTGTAATTGCGCACCATAAAAATTACTTATTCCTGTAATGCCATCTAAGCCACGCGGATATATTCTAATCTGTAAGGCATCATTTTGTGCAGTTTCGTCATAGAAGGTCATTGATATTCTATACCACCCATCTGATACAAATTCAGCTCTAACAGTAGGCTGAACTCCAAAGTCTGCTAATCGTGTTGTAGATACTGCGTTAGTGTTAAAGTTAAATCTTGCATAGCTAGTTTTAGTTTCATACCCTGAATAAATTGCATAAAGGTCAAAGTACTGAGCTGTTCCTTTTTTAGCATATATACTTGCAGTGTATTCTAGAGCACTACCAGAAGGAACTGTTCCTGAATGATTTATTGTTAAGATTGCAGTAATGGATAAAGAATCAACAGTAACAATAATATCATTGTCGTCGGGTTGTGCGCCGAAAGCTTGGCCGCTAAGTCTAATTTGGTTCCCAACAACGTAGCCGCTGCCGCCGTTATTAACTGCAACTACATAAGTGTCACTAAACACTGTTACATTAAATGTTGCGTCAATACCAGATCCTGATTCGTTTGACCCAGATACCCCTGTATACACTCTTCCTTGCGGTGATACTGCTATATCTTGGTAAAAATAACTCGAGTCTGTTAAGTTTGTAATGCCTTCAACTTTCCAGGCATCTTGTCCTACAAACGGAGTAGTATTTGCGTTAGTAATATTAAGATTGGAATCATTTGACCACGCTGTATTTAAGAAGTTATTACTTCGTGTAAGCATGTTTGTTGTCGATTCAAAGTACGCTTCGCCGGCATGAGAAAATTGTAATTTTAATATTTCTGCCGCTGCACCTAGTGCAGATACAGGAGTTGCAGTGGCTTGATTGTTTCTATTATTAACATTTCCAAGTGCAGGTGTTTCGGCATCATCAAATCCTTCTGCCACACAACCGTATTGGCCATAAGACGAGTTACCATTAGTAGCACGAATGCGACCACCATCTTCTGCAAAATAACCTGCGTAATTGTAGTATGAGAATACCGACACTGCTTCAACTAGTGCATCGCCACCTGTACACCATAGTCCGATGCCATCTGATATAATTTGTGTAAAGTCATTACATACCATAGAGCGGTTGCCGCCATTGTGTATGGTACTGTCAATTTTCATTCCGGTGCAACCTAATCCAAAGTTAGTTACATTTTGGATGTAAGGTGATTTAGTAGTAATCCAAGTAGTAGTGTCGCCGGGGCCGGTGCCTGGATCAAAACTTACAAACGAACCTCCTGACGGGCGTCTTGTTTCAAACTCATTTTGCGGAGTTAATGTTCCTAACAATCCACTTAATGTCATATTACGGATACCTGTTCCGTTTTGTACACGGAACATATCGCCTAATGCTTCGCCGCCGTATACATACATATAACCAATGCTAGTAAAAAGCTCAACTGCTGGGCCGTCTTTAGTTGCACTAACTTGGAATCTTGTGTCTGTAATGCTAGAACCTATTACATAGTATGTAATACCCTGTATAATTAAATCACCGCCTATCATTGTACTAATTTCATCAACAGGATTTAAAGATACAAATTGTACTGGTGTGTTGTGGAACATATTTAATGTAGAACCTACAACAAACTGATTAATGTCGCCGATTGTTCTACGGCAAAGTGTGTTAACAGGATTAGCAGGTTTAACTGCGGCGCCGCGTAGTTCGTCTCCATTTAATGCTGTCTTTGTAGGAAGCACGATTGGAAGATTTTCTTCATATGTGCCTGACTTAACATTAATAGTTGTGTATGCGCCTTGGTTAGCAGCTGGAATTCCGTCTGGTGAACCAGCTTCAAATGCTTTTACAATAATACCTTCTAGACTTTGAACAATAGTTATTGTGTTGTCATCAATAGTTAATGCACCGTTAATGTATTGTGCCGTAGGACTTGCTACGCCTTCAAGAGTTTGATAACTCTGTGCAGGAGCTGTGTTTGTTAGTGCATTTTCTATAAGGTTAAACATTTGTTGAATAACACTAGTATAATAAACAATTTGATCAGCAACAGTTTGGTTAGTAAATTTATTTGTACTTTCTAAATCAAAATACAATAATGCATTTGATACCGTTCTTGCATTTTGGCCTCTTGCAAGGTCAGTAACTACTCCGTCAAAAATGTATCGAGCATCGCGTTTTGTTTTTTCGTTATCAAAGTTAACAGACGTGTCAAAAGGTGCAATGTTTTGATTTTGTTGATATAAGAACCAATTGAATGTTTCTTCAATTACCCATTCTTTATTTAATTCAAGTAATTGTTTTTCATTTTGTTTTAATGTGCCTTTAGCAACTTGCTCGCATGCATATTTAATTGTTTTCCAGGCAGTGTCAGCAGTAGTACCTCTGTTTATTGCGTCAATTCCGTTAGTTGCAACATAGTATACATTCGGCGTAAAGTCAGTGTCTTGCCACAACGGCAAGCCGTTAACTGTTTTTAATACCTGAGTCTCGGACCCAATTGATAATGCAATATTTTCACCACCTGAACGAACAATCATTTCACCCTTGCCAGACATTGCGTTAAGTTGATCATGTTGCAAATAAACTACCCAGTAAGAATTAGTTAAATCTAAATCTGGTCTACTAACTAGTGCAGAGGTGTGTTCTCTTATACATTTATATGTTGCATTTTTATAATATGCAATATCATCTTGATTGTAAAGTGTACTAGTTACCCATTTACCTTCCCAGTTAAATCCCGGTATTAGCAATTGCCAATATACATAATTTGTTCCAGCAAATGTAAGAACAGCACTATCAGATATTGCGCCGTCTGGTGCATAATTTAATGTTACAGTTGTTATATTATCAGAAACACTAACTACTTCAACTTGCTGGCCTCTTGCAAAGCCTTCACCAGTAACTGTCATTCCAACAGTAATTGCCGCAGCACTTGTAGAATCACCTGTATCTAATTTAATAGTAGTACCTGACGATCCGTCTGCTTCATAAATTGCATTAACTACAAAGTTACCTGGAACTTCTGCTGCACTGTCGCGTATTGCAACATATAAGTCACCACCGTAGTTTACTACACTACCTACACGATATTCAGTTACAGTGTTCCACGGACCTGTAACATCATATGCTTCACTAACAATTTCCCAGTTATCGCTAGAATCTTCAGCGTTAAATGATGGTTTATTATTAATGTTGTTAATAGTTAACGATTGGTACAAGTATCCGCCATACAGTACAATTTCTCCCGGTTGGTAAACTGTGTTTGCAAGCCAAACATTATTAAAGTCAAGACCCGGCAACCAAAGTACCCAGTTCTCTTCAATAAATGTTTCGTACAATTCTGTACTGTCTGCAAAATCGACAAACTCGTTAGAAGGAGCATGACCTATAATACATTTGTAAACGCTAGGACCGTACTTAACTACATCGCCTAATTTATATCTAATTTGTGTACTATCTTGACTATCAGTTGAATATTCACCGCGCCATGACACACCTTCGTTAATTAATTTCCATTTAACCAATGTACTATCAATACCAATATAATCAGATTCAAGGCCTATTAAGTCAGTTGCAGCCGATACATGTGATATTATACATTCGTAAGCCGAGGCGCCGTATTGAATAATATCGCCAACACCATAAGATGTAGACGAAGTCCATTCACTTTGCCAAGTTTTAGATTCAGCATAAACGTCCCACTTATCAATATCAGTACCAAGCACTGCGCCACCTTGGTGTTGGGTATTACACTTATAAACAATACCACCAAAGATTACAATGTTATCTAAACTATAAAAAGTAAACTGCTGCCACGGACCTTTCCAAGTTTGTCCTGTCATCATTAATTCCCACTTAGGAACAACTGCACCTAAATCAAGATAGAATCCGTTTGAATCATGCGGTATTAAACATACATATGCTTTACCTTCATATTGTACTATTTGATCTTTGTTGTAAGCAGTCTGATCGTTCCATTCTCCTACCCAGGAAAATCTTAATCTGCTGATCTTAAATTCTGACATTGTTCGGTTCCTTGATTATGGTTATTTGTATATTTATGTGACTATCTGAGTAGCGTCATACGTATAAGACTGATTAATTCGTACAACTAACTCTCCTTGCTCATTTACATAATAATACATATTTTTGTTGTCCCAGCGATACTGATCCCATTCTAAGTTATCATATGGTCGAGAATGATCTAATTCAATTCTTCCATCAAAGAAATTAACTCCGTATTCGAATTCAGTAAAGTCATCTATTGACGCACCTGGATTGTTAATTGTAAGTGTATCAGCATCTTTTAGCTGATCAATTTTTGCAAAAAATAAAGTTCCGTCTTCTGTTCTCTTTAGTGCATAAAAATACCTAGGCTGCCCTTCGCCTAAAAGTTCGTTAATGCTAGGTGTTTGTCCTACGTAATGTGTCGAAGCCATGTTATATCTCCTTAAACAATTTCTACTGTACTTAAAATGCAATCAATGCTAGCTGCAACATTTGAACTTACAAATAAGTTATTGTTTGGTGTTAAAATTAATTTTTCGCCGCCGTTTAATACACGCAAACTTGTGTTTGGCGGTAATACCATTTCCTTTGCGTAGTATCCAATAGTACTATCTGCATCTTGCATTTCTACGTTAATGAGTACTACTCCTTCAGTTAAATTTGCTAAACTAAAGCCTACTACTGTAATACGATTATTATCGTTAGTAGCCAGTACGTCTGTTCTTGCAGTTCCTATTCCTGCTACCACTTTGTTTCTAAATGTAGTTGCCATTTTTTTATCCTAATACTAGCACAGTCGAAAGTGCAATTTCTTCTGCGTCATTTCTTGTGATACCCGATGCTGCGCCAGCTACTGATACCCAGTTTAATCCGTCCCATATTTCAACACGACTATCTGTAGTGTTAAATCTTACTTGGCCTGTTTCTGTAAATTCAAGCGGTGGACGTTCTCCGCTCTCGCCTACAGGAAGCACAACTCCATATGTGCCTGCAAACTTAACATACCCATTTGCAGTATTATTAAAATTTGTTATACTGTTATTTACAGTATTTGTTATACTGTTATTTTTAAATGCAAAGTTGTCAAACGTTACTGCGCCAGTTCCGTTAGCACTTAGTGATAAATTTGTGTTAAGCGCAGTTGTTGTAATAACGTTTCCGTCTAACCGTATATTATCTACATTTAATTGCGGAACACTTAAACTAGTAGAATCAATAGTTGCAATTGTATTATTATCAACTATAAATCTAATAGTGTTATCATTTGCTCCTTCAGTGAGTTCAGCAGTAACTCTAGTAGTTCCGTCTACATCCTCTACGCCTTTAAGATTAATCCAGTTAGTTCCGTTATAACCTTCATACCTATTTAAGTCTGTGTTAAAACGTATTTGACCTGATACTGCTGTTGGTCGTTGTGCTGTTGTGCCTGCAGGTAATTCTAACGCACCAGTTGCGTCGATAATTACTACATCACTGCCTGGCTCAATTGTAATGTCACCGCTAGTTGTAATAGTAGAATTATTAATACTAAATGTATCAATAATTATTGATCCTGTTCCGGCAGCTCTTAATTCTAAATTGCTGTTAGATATAGTAGTAGCAATAAAGTTATCGTCAATTAAGATATCGCCAGTACTAAAGCTATTTGCAGTAATTAAACTTGTACTAGTAAGATTTCCGACAGTAATAGTACCGTCTACAGTTAAGTTATTAGTAATTACTAAATCATTAGTAGGAACAAGTATATTTCCGGTTCCGTTAGCCCTTAACTCTAAATTTGAATTAGAATCAGTTGTAGTAATACTATTACCCGAAAGTTGTATTTCTTCAAACTGTATAACGCTTGCACTAATAATAACCTCACCGGTTACATCTAAATTACCAGTTAAGTTAATATTACCAATTTGATTAACATTTCCTGTATGTGTTACTGTACCGATAATAGAAGTGTCTTTTAAGTAAGTATTACTGTTAACTGTTAAATCTTGCTCAATAATAACATTGTTACTAGGGACATATACTTCACCAGTGCCATTAGCACGTAGTTCTAAATTACTGTTACTTGCAGTAGTAGTAATAATATTGTCATCGATTAAAATGTCACCAGTACTAAATCTATTAGCAGTAATAGTTCCTGCACTGTTAATGTCACCTACACTTATTGTTCCTGTAACATACAAATCATTAGTTATATTAACGTCATTAGACGGAACAACAATATCGCCATATACTGTAGCACGCAACTCTAAGTCACTATTACTTTCAGTAGTGGTGATAATATTATTTTCAATTTTAATATTTTCAAACTGCGATGCTGCTGTAACTGTAAGGTTTCCTGTAATACCTAAATTGCCAGTTAAGTTAATATTACCAGTTTGCGTAACATTACCAGTTTGCGTAATGTTGCCTTGTAAATCTACATTATTAAAAGTAGTAGTTCCGTAAACTCGTAAATTTTCGTCTAGTACTACATTATTACTAGGGACATATACTTCACCTGTGCCATTAGCACGTAGTTCTAAATTACTGTTTGAATCTGTTGTTTCGATAAAATTATCTCGGATAATAATATTATCGAGGTTAATTTGATTTGCATACAAATTACTCCATATTTTAGTTGCTTCGCCTAAGCTATATGTACTATCAACTTTTGGAGTAATGTTACTGTCAATGCCTGCAATGATTTGGATTGTGTCTGAAGCTTCGTCACCAATTGTAATGTTGCCGCCGATTGTTACATTACCAGTAACATCTAGACTACCGTTAACATTTACATTCGAGTTTAGATTAATTTCACCACTAGCTGCTTCAAAGTTTGCGTCTTGTGTTAATGTTTCTACAGTGTTTCCACTAAAGCGCCAGTCACCAGTTTCAATTTTGGTGCCATCAACAAATGTAGTATCGCTGCCTGTTTCAAAACTAACACCGTTTGCTGTATTGATAACAAAGTCTTGTACTGCAAATGTCACCGATCCTGTATTTTGATTAACATAAAATAAATCGCCAACTCTAAAGTCACCGTTGTGATCTACTGAGTTATAACGTATTTTAGCACCTTGTATTTCAACTACTTCATTTGCTTGTATAACTGATTCAGTTTCGTTAGTTACTTCTTTACCGTTGCCGATGTACGCTAAGTTATGACCAACGGCGTACATAATGACGCCTGGGCCATCACCAACTAATCCAAAGTTGCCATAAACACTAGCACTACCAATTAAGCGTACTTCTGCACCAAACTCCCGTAAGTCAAAACTTGTGATGCTTGTTGCTGTTGCGCTGCCATCTGTAATGCTTTGCGGTGTTAAATCAAATCCGTTTAAATCTAAATATCCAGCTACGTAGATGTCAGCGCCATCTACGCTACTAATGGTGCCTGTAAGCACCGTAGAAGCGTCTGTGCTAGTGATAGTAAGTGTATTGCCTTGTACAAAGGTACCTGTTACACCGGCTAGTGTGAGCTTTGTTTTGCCCGCATATCTGCGTCCAGCGTTGCTATCATATGCAAACATTGAACGATTAGCAAAGTATGTAAAACTGTTTAACCATTCAACTCTTGCACCATTAGTCATTGTAATTGCATCAACGCCAGGCGTAATAAATGTTGCTGAGTGGAATAACATTGCTGTGTTTACACTACTCGCAGAACCATACGCACCGTCAATGTAAGCACCTTTACCTGCATCTTCTGAATTAAATCCTCTAGGATCTTCAACAGTAGTTGTAGTGCCTGAAGTAATTACTGTAATATCTTTAATGTATGGTGAACGGCTAGTTGCTTCGTAATCTGTTGCGTACCGGAAAGCATAACCATTGTCTGGAAATGTTCTAGTATCTCCATTACAACTAAACACAAGACCTTTAATAAAGTTGCTATTCCCTGTAGGCTGATTTGGACCAGTATGTGCAATTACCAGGATGCCAGTTACATTGTTGTAAGTAGCGCCAGTAACTGTATATGTAGTTCCGCGTTCTGTAATTGTGCCACCGTTGACATAAGTGTGTGCAACATCTGTTGGACCAACATTTAATGATACTGAGTTTATGTTTGCAACTGTTGAGTTATAAAAATTACCACCACTTTGAAATCCAGTAATTGTTAAATTACTAATAGTAGTTTGGCCATTTAACAAAAATGCATCATTATACCGTGTTTCTGTAGTAGGTTGAATTGAAACTGAACGAATGCTTTCACCTTGCAGAGTTACTCCTTCAGGGATAGTTAACGGAAATTGTTCTATGTAGACATGTGATGATAAATGAACAACATCGCCTGATGTTGCCTGACTTAATGCAAATTTGATAGTTGCATAAGGATCTAATATGTGATCGCCTGAATTAGAATCATTACCATTTTCAGAAACATATATCATATTTCCGTGGCGCAATGTTAGGTCAATTCCGTTTAGGCTTAAATCTTGTGAATTAACACTCGAAGCAACAAGATTATTAACATAAACGTCATTCCATTCTTTGCCCCCAGAGTCTGGATCGCTACCAAGGGAATAAGTGTTAGAAGTATTTGGAATTATATCAGATGCAATTTCTGCATTAAATATTACATTATCAGTATTAGCATCGCCGATTATAATATTGCCGTCGGCACTAATGTTACCTGTAGCGTGTATATTTCCAGTAACATTTAAGTTACTATGTATGTCAACTGAGCCTGTGCCATTTGGTCGTAGTTCTAAATTTGCATTTGATGAGTTAGTAGTAATTGCATTACCTTCTATCTCAATGCTATCGATCCTAATCCTATTAAGAGAAACTACAGTATCTAAGGTTGCTAAGTTTAAGAATTGATTAGTAGTACTAATTGTATTACCTTCAATAGTAACATCAGCAAGATTTGCTGTAGTATCTACTATCAAATTTGTTGTTTTTGTTGTGCCGTTAACTTGTAATTCGTGTGTAGGGCTTGTGGTTTTGATACCAATGCTCTGATTGTTTACATCTAGATATAATAAGTCTGTCTCAAAAGCTAAATCTATTCCATTACGAATTAGATTCTCCTTTAAGAGCGGACCCGAAATGCGACCTACAGCCATCTTTGCTCCTCAACACGGGGATCCTGTCCCTCTAGCCAAATTTTCAGTCTAACGACTCTTTGCTGGTTAACCACAGTTTGTTTATGTAAAACAATTGCCGCGTTTTACATAATAGTATTTATCGTAATGAAGTAATACTGCGGCGTTACCCAAAGATTAAAGTGTATTCTAGCATAAGGTCTTCCATCTCTTCAGTAGAAATAGTTGCTGCGTTACCAGCTGCTGAAATGTAAGTGTTACCGTCCCAAGTCTCAAGTATTGTGTTTTCAGTATTCCATCGTGTTGTTCCTAGTTCAGGACTAGATACTCTTTCAGCAGTTGTGCCACTTGGTAGTGCTACTGCTCCTGCGGTTGAAAATTTAGCCTTGCCGTATCCAGTATGTACAATATCTAATGTGCCTGCATGTGTATTTTGTATTTCATTTCCAGTGAAATTAGTACTGTACATATTTAACTTTCCAGTACCATTAGCACGTAGATCTAAATCACTATTAGACAAGGTTGTTGTAATTGCATTAAGTTGTACTGATATGTCATCAACAGTTAATCCGTTAATATTAAGTCCAGCAGCATTAACACTACCTACACCTGTTTGATTTACAGCAAAATTAATAGTATTATTTGCAGGATGCGCTAACATACTAGTTCTTCTATCACTTGAGTACACACCCCCAAAGGATAGTGTATTTGAATTACTAGATGCTTCAAATACGTTGTTAGTATTATTAAATCGTATACGATTATCTGCTATTTGTCGTTGTGCAGTTGTTCCTACTGGGATTTTTATCGCCCCGGTTGCTGCAATTATTAGATTTTGTGCAGGTATTAAATTAATATCTAATGTAGTAGTTTGTATTGTATCGTTATTAAATCTTAGATTTTCTAAAAGAATGTCTGCATTAAATGATCGTAATTCTAAATTACTATTTGAAGCTGTTGTTGTAATTACATTATCGTAAAGTTTAATATCAGAACTTAATTCTAATTCCTCTGCTGCAATTGCAAGTGTTGTGTTAATAGAATTAGAATTAATTGTGCCAATTAATACATTGTTAATAACATAAACATCATTAGATGGAACAGATAAAACACCTGTTCCGTTTGCACGTAACTCTAAATCAGCATTACTATCATTGCTTGTAATAGTATTATCATTAAATAATATATCATCAAATTGTATTTCACTATCGATATTTGTAGAAGTAACGGTTACATTACCGATGATATTTAAGTTGCCAGTTTGATTTCTATTTCCTGTTTGTGTTATGTTGCCAAGAACAGTTAGGTCATTAATATCTGTGTTTCTGTTAACTGTTAATATATTCTCTACAATAACATTATTTACTGGCACAGACACATCTTGAGTAGCCCGTAATTCTAAATCTGCATTTGATATACTTGTAGTAATAAAATTATCATCAATTTGTATAATGCTATCAGTGATAACAATGTCATTAATATCTAAGTCTTGTGTGACATTAATATCGTTTGCTATTATTGATGATGCAAATAAATTATTAGTTATCCTAACATCATTTGCTGGGAAAGAAACTTTGCCAGTGCCATTTGCTTTGAGTAAAAAGTTTGCCCTAAAGTAATCTCCTAAAAAGATAGTACTATTATATTTTCCTGGATTTGCAAATTCGTCTTCTAATAATTGCTCAACAATAGGAGCTATAAACTCGTTTATTGCAGTGTTGCTAGTAGTTCCGTTAGCAACATATTGTAACCAGGCAAGTGAATCGCTTGAGGTAGTAGTTCCGCTACTGTTTACATCAATATAGGAATTTGCATAAGGCGCACTAGTTCCGTTAGCAAGAAAATTAATTAAGTTTTTTTCAGTTTGACCTGCATAATCGTCTGCTGTTGCCCCAGCACCTTGCATTGCGCTAACTATTTGCGGAAGTGATAACGCCCCATACGGGTCATCAGGATTTAGTCGCAAGTCTTCTCTATATACATTTAACACGTTATCGTTAAATTTAAAGCTAGCCGCAGTATATTCGTCACTTATATTTAAATTACCTGTAATTACAGTATTACCGGTCTGAGTTATATTTCCAACTTGAGTTGTATTACTAGTCTGAGTTGTATTTCCTGTTACATTAACCTGCACCGGAGTTATAGTTTCAACAAGACCTATGTCCTCAATTAAAGTTACGTCATCCCATTCTACAGTGTTGTCTACTACACGAAAAATAATACTAATTGTAGTGCTATTAGGTGTTATTGATGCTGTCAGTACTTGATCATTTATTAGACCAGATGATTCATTCCACTCAAATAATGTACCTACTCCTGATTCAAATATTCTTAAATAAAATGCATTAGAGTTTACAGCACTCTTAAAGGTGGTTGTAAAATCGTATGTTTTTCCTGATTCAACTGCTGTTACTACTTGTGATGCATTTTGTGCTGAACCTATAGCATCAATGCGTAAGTTGCCGCCTGCACTAGAAATAGTTCCGCCACCCGATGGCGTCCAAGATGATACGTCTGTTGGGAATGAACCATTGTCTATTAAATTAGATCCGTATTCGTATGTTACAATACTATCTTTAAGGGTTGTCTCTTTAACAATAGTAAGATTGTTATCTATTCGTACATTATTAGATGGAACAGATAAAATACCTGTTCCGTTTGCACGTAATTCTAAGTTTGCATTACTTTCATCACTAGTGATGTAATTATCATTACTAGTAATGTTGCCTGCTTGCATCTTACCTAAATAAACATTAGACCATTTTTTAGTTACAGTGCCTAAATCGTGTACAAGAGTTTGATGAGGATTAAAGTTTTGCTCGAAGTTAACATTAAAGTCAAGACTGTCAGCTTCCTGATCGCCTGACACATTTAGTGTTCCCCCAAAACTAAAATTATCTCTAATAATTAAATTATTTGTAATAAGAGTATTGTCACTGAAATTAACAATATTAGTCCCGCCGGCGATATTTAAATCCCCAGACAACGATATTATGTTATTGTCTTGAATATCAATATTACCAGTAGTTACAATGTCTCCTTTAATTATTGTTGTCTGAGATGAAGAATTAATTGCTAGGCCACTTAGTGCGTCAACATCAAGAGTGTCAATGTTAATACTAGTAGTCCCGTCTTCTAAGTTTATAAAGAAGTTTTCGCCGACTCTAAAATTACCTAGCTGATCAGTAGAAACATAATGTACTTTACCATTGTTTAATTCAACAGTTTCGTTTGCTTGAATAACATCTGCTTGGTTATTGTCAGTTTTAGACCCTGCTCCGATATATGCAAAATTGTGCTGGATTAAGTACATTAATGTATCAGCGCCGTTTGCAACTGCGCCATATGTTCCGTATACGTTTGCTGATCCAATCGATCTTAATTCAGCGCCGTATTTAACAGTACTACCGTCTTGTGACACTCTGCCCTCTGAACCATTAAATGCATGCAGTCCTCTGTTAGCAAAGTATGTAAAACTGTTTAGCCATTCTACTCTAACGCCATTAGTCATATTAATAACGTCTGCACCTGGAGATATAAATGTACAACTATGAAATAACATTGTTGCCAGCGTACTTGCTGAATTAAGTTCGTTCCCGTCGATCCAGGCACCACGACCAGCATCACCTTGTGCAAACCCTCTTGGGTCATCAGTTGGAACTTTTATACGATAAGATACACTCAAATCATAAGATTTTACCGTATCACTTTGATTTCCTA